TAATCATTCTAAAAAAGATGATTTATGTGATAGTTATTTACAAGGATTATGTTATATTGATAAATTAAAATAATTATAGAGATAAACTCAGTTTTTTATGTAATTTTTTATTATGTCTTTTATTATAATATATATTACCGTTTGAATTATATGATAATATACATATAGGAGATGTATAACAAGGTGAATCTATACTATTTGTTGTATCTACTTGTAATTGTTCACCACAAAGACACATTTTTTTAGTTCCACCACTATCTTTTAATTGATATATTGAATTTAAATTAAAAGGACTTCTATCTTTTAATAATTTTATAATATCATTATTAATTTTTTCTTTTTTTTTCTTTTTTATATACATTTCAAAAATATTTTTTTGTATTTCTATTGGTAATTCTGAAAATATATCCATTTTTATAATTATTTATTTACTATATTAAATAATTATCATTTTTTTTATCTAATTGCGTATATTAGTAAAATTTCTAATATACTATTTTTTAATATATGACAGATTTAAAAATAGTTATAGATAAAAACAATAATAATATGAATATGGATGATACTATTACTATTGATAATATAGATAAAGAATTGAATAATCATTTATCTAGTAAAAAAGTAGATATAGGGTTAGAATTAATATCTAATCCAAATAAATCTATTTCTGAAAATAATACTCCTATTCCTTCACCTAAAATGTCTAATGTAGAAACAATAGATATTGATAAAGAATTAGATAATTTTGATTTTAATAATGTTATAAATGAATCTGCTATTAAAGAACCAAAAACAGAAACTATTAATTTAAATGATAATATCCAAATTGATAATATAGATATTGATAATAAACCTAGTATCGATAGTCCTTTTAATGTATTTAAAGAAGAAGAACCAAAACCACGAGAAACTAATTTTAATAATTTTAATAATATTAATGAATCTGTTGAAGATAAATTAAATAGAATCAAAAAAGAAAAAGAAGATTATTTAATGAAATTTGATAGACTAAAAAGATTAGGTTATAATATTCCATATCAATTTAATATGACATCTGATTTAGATACTATGAAATATGAATACGAAAAATTAAAAAAAGAAAAAGATATTGAAAATAGTATTAAATTTAGTAGAAAAATGTTATTGGCTTGTACCACTGGTATAGAATTTCTTAATAATAGATTTGATCCATTTGATGTTAAATTAGATGGTTGGTCTGAAAGTATACATGAAAATGTTAATGATTACGATGATGTATTTACAGAATTATATGAAAAATACAATACTACTTCTAATATGGCACCAGAATTAAAATTAATATTTATGTTAGGAGGTAGCGCATTTATGTTTCATCTAACTAATACTATGTTTAAATCTAACTTACCAAATATGCAAGATATATTAAAACAAAATCCTAATTTAATGAATCAATTCGCACAAGGATTTCAACAACAACAACCACCTCCTCAATATCAACAACAACAACCACCTCCTCAATATCAACAACCACCTCCTCAATATCAACAACAACCTCAATACCAACAACAACCTCCTCAATATCAACAACCACCACAACAACAACAATCTTTTAGACCTAATTTAAATACAAGACCACCACCATCAGTAAAAAAAGATATTAATCCACCAAAAGGAGTAGATGAAATATTAGCAGAATTAAAAAATAATAGAAGTTTTGATGAATCTTCTGTAGAAAGTGAACCTAGAAATATTGAAATAAAAAGAAGTAAAAAAACTAAAAATGGTATTAGTTTAAATTTTAATTAAAGATGACCTGTTTTTCTTAATAAATTAAAAGCATCTTTTATTTCATTAGCATCTATTTTACCATCATTATTTTTATCTATTTTATTTAATGTATTTGGTATAATACAATATTTTGATTTTTCATTACATAATTCTAATACAATAATTATAAATAAAAAAGTTATAATTAATGATATTTTTACATCTCTTATTGCTATAAATACTATAACAAAAATCATTAATCTTCTTATTGATTTTTTAGTTAAAATTATATTATGTAATTCACCAAATTCTTCAAATAAATATTTACTACCTATATTTAACATTATCATCATTAATCCAATAAAATATTTACTATTATTTATTTTATTAAATTGGTTTTCTAATTTTCCTATCTTCATTATTATAATATTATATATTTATTCTTCATCTTCACTATCTTCATCTTCATCTTCATCTTCATCTTCTATATCATCCTCAAAATTTTCTATTAACATTCTATTACTTATTTCTAACATTATTAAAAATAATAATGTTATTATTATAGAATAATCTATATTGACTCTTGATAAATAAGCAATATATAAAATAAATAATGCTCTTACTATATTTAAATTTAATAAATAAAATAAATTTTCTATTAAATTAGGTATGAATGCGATTATTAATGCTATAAAAATACCTAAAAATATTACTATATTATAATCATTATCTAACATATACATTATATTATATATATATATTTTTAAAAATAAATATCTCAAATTAATATATATGTCTGGAATATATTGTACTTTAGATGAAGCTTATGGAGATGTATTTGAAAATAAACCAAAACCAAAACCACCATTATCTATAAAAATAAATAGAAAAAATAAAAATGAAATGAATGATTTTTCAAATTTTACTAGATATAAACAATTAGAAAATAAACCACAAAGATTTCCCAAAACAAATAATTTTGATATTGATAATTTAGAATTAGAAGAAGAAGACCCTAATAAAAAAGTTCAAGAAATACAAAAAAACAATAAAGATTCATTATTAGATCAAAACTATATGTCTAATGATTCTTTATTATTAAGATTATTAGAGGAAAATAAAGTTTTACAAACAAAAATAGATCAATTATTAAGTCAAAATAAAAGAAATAATTTTATAGATATAATTATGTATATTATAACAGGTATATTTATTATTATTATTTTAGATATTGTTATTAATAAAATGAAAAGAATTAATCTAACTTCCTAAAAGATATAGATTTATTTATTTTATTTAAATTTATAAAATTATCAGTATTATTACATGTTTTTATATAATTTTCATATTCTAACTCTTTTCTTCTATTATGTTCTATATGACCCCAATTAATTATTATGAAATTAGGATATACATAATTAACATAAAAATGATTCATTTTTAATTTTTTTATAATATATTCAGTACATGATAATACATTATACATAGGAATACCAAATTCATATTCAGGAACTACAAAAAATGTATACGATTGACATTGATTTGCTGCTAATTTAATTTTTTTATGACACCTATCTAATATTTTATTATATATATCATATTTTATATTCTCTTTTTCTACTTTTTTTTTACTTAAATTATAAATATTTATCATATATATTAAAAATATAAAATTAATAGTTATTATACTATATATGATTGATACATTAGTATTTAGTGGAGGTGGTATGAAAATAATATTTTTTTTAGGATTATTAAAATATTTAGAAGAAAATGAATTAATAAATAATATAAATACATTTATTGGTTCTTCAGCAGGTTCTATTATATCTTTATTAATATCTATAAATTTAAATTCTGATGATTTAATTAAAATTTTAAATAATATTGATATTAATAATTTTACTAATTTTACTAATAATTTTGATATAATGAATATATTAGATAATTATGGATTATTTGATTTTGATTATATTAGTAATATGATTTCTATTATAATTAAAAATAAATTAAATTTAAATAATTTAGATGAATTTACATTTAAAAAACATTATGAAATAACTAATAAAAAAATAAAAATAATAGGTTCTAATATTACTGATAATAAATCTGAATGTTTTTCAATAGATGATACTCCTGATATGAAAATATTAGATTCTATTATAATTAGTTGTAATGTACCATTATTGTTTAAAAAAGTAGAATATAATAATAAATTATATTCAGATGGTGGATTATTTAATCATTATCCTATAAAACATAGTGATAATTTAGATACTACATTAGGAATTTATTTAAAAATTAAATATAATGATTGTGATAGTTTGTTAAATTATATATTAAATATATTAAATATTTTATACGATAAAGAATTAAATAATTTAGATAATAAATATAAATTAAATACTATTTTTTTAGATAGTGATATTGATTTTTATGATTTTGATATAAACAAAGATACTATTAATAAATGTATTGATATAGGATATAATTATTCAAAAACTTTTATTCAAGAACATTCTGATTTTAAAAAACTTATAAAAGAATCATAATCCCTATCGCCTTTATATATTTTTTCTTTACCATTTTTTTTTAGTTTTATAGTTGGATACCCTTTTACATTTTTACATTTATTATTTTCACAATTTATAGAATAACATTTTACTTCTTTACCATTAATAGTATTATTATTTAAATAATTTTCTAATTTATTCCATACTTTTAATTTCTTTTCTCCTTTAACTTTAATTAATTCTTTACAAAAAGGACACCAATCTACATAATATAATACAAATTCACAATTACTACTTTTGAAATTTTCTCTTGAATTAAAATATAAATATATTTGTTTAAAACTAAACGATATTAACAATATTATTAATATATATGATACTAATGCACAAATATTCATTATATTATAAAAGATATTAATTTAATATATCTTTATAATTTGCTGGAAATTCTTCAATAGACGTAGAATAAAATTCTTCTATTATTTTTAATTTATTAATATCATTATTACAACAAAAATTAATAGCATATCCTTTTCTTCCATATCTACCACTTCTTCCTATTCTATGGATATATGTTTCTTTATAATTAGGAATATCATAATTTATAATAATACTTACAGATTGAATATCTATTCCTCTTGCTATGATATCAGTAGAAATTAAAATTCTAGAAGAACCACTTCTGAAATTTGATAAAATATCATTTCTTTCTGATTGATTCAATTTACTATGTAAAATATTAGAAGATAATCCTTGGTATTTTAATTTATTCTCTAATTGCATTGCTCTATTTATTGTATTTACATATATTATAGTTTGATTAATAGATAATGAAGAATATATATCTATTAAAGCATCTACTTTATACTTATCATATACTGTATTAATATAAAATTGTCTTATTCCTTGTAATGTTAATTCTTCGTTTTGTATTAAAATTTTTATAGGATCATCTAATATATTATCTACTGTATCTAAAATATCTTTTGATAATGTAGCACTATATAATACTACTTGTATTTTATTATTTACAAATTTTAATATATTAAATATTTGTTCTTTAAAATCTTTAGATAACATTTCATCTGCTTCATCTAATATTAATGTATCTAATTTATTTATATTTAATATATTTCTATTTATTAAATCATATATTTTACCTGGTGTTCCTATAATTAATTGAGTATCTTTTAATTCTTTTTTAGTATTATCTAATGATAATTGATTACCACCTATTAATAATGTTGTTTTTATATTCATATATTGAGATAAACTAGTTGCTACATTATAAATCTGTGTTGCTAATTCTCGTGTAGGTGATAATATAATTATTTGAATGTTTTTATTATTTTCATTTATCTTATTTAAAGATCCTATTACAAATGCTCCTGTTTTACCTGTTCCCGATTGTGATTGTGCTATTAAATCTTTACCACTATTTAATAATTTTATAGATTTTTTTTGTATATTACTCGGATATTCAAATCCATATGAAAATATACCTCTTAATAGATTATCATTTAATCCCATTTCATCAAAAGTGTTATGTTCTTCTGTCATAATATTATATTTATTATTAATCTTAAATATTTATATCTTTATTATATAACTTTAATGCTTCTATAAAATTTATAGATGGTGTAAATACATTTTTTTTTTTTGTTTTTAATAATTCTATTGTTTTATATAAATTCATCTTACCATATTTCATTATATATGCTACCACTAATGTAGCAGACCTTTGTTTACCAGCATAACAATGTATTAATATATTCTTACATAATAATAAATTATCATTTATATATTTTGTTGTATATTCTAATAAATTATACATTGATATTATTTCATCTTTCTCTAAATTATCATGAACTTTTAATCTTACCTTTTCTATTTCTAAATTTATAAATGGTAAATCTTTTGAACAATTTATAACTATATCTATACTATTATCTTTAAAAAATTGTCTATTTATTGATATATTTTTATCACCTAACCATAATCCTGGTATTATCTCCTTTACACTCATTAATTATCTTATTTATATTAATATATAAATGATTTATAATCATAAAATTATAAATAACATATATTTAGGTAATTATAATGATTCTTTAAATAATCAATTTATTAAAGATTTTAATTTAATAATTAATTGTTCTAAAGATTTACCATTTAATGATAATATTAAAAATAATACAAAAAAAATTCGTATTTCTATTAATGATGATTTATCTAACAAATCTAATATTGAATTATATAATTATTTAAATTATATAACTAATATTATACATTATTATATACAAAATAAACAAAAAATATTTATATATTGTTATGCTGGTAAACAAAGATCACCTAGTATTATCGCCGCTTATCTAATTAAATATTATAATTTTTCTATTTATGAAGCTATTAATTATATTAAACAAAAAAACAAAAATACTTTTAAACCTAAAATTAATTTTTATAATTCATTAAATAATTTTCATAATATTATTCATTCATAATTTATATTATATTTTTCTATTGCTGATTTTGGTAATAGTAAAAATTTATATTCATATAATTTTTTATAACATTTACCTATAGTTACTTCTGATACATTACATATTTTTGATACTATTTGTTTATTTATATTTTGTTTTGTTAACATTGCTACTAAATAAATACACCCAGCAGCAATAGAAGAAGGAGTATTTTCTTCCACTATCTTTTTAAATAATGCTTTTAATATTACAAATTCTGATAAATTTTTTAAATCATTGTTTAATTTTAATTTTGAACAATATCTACTTATATAATCAATAGGTGTTATTGTAGATATTCTATTATCATTTTTATCATCTTCATTATCTACACCATACATTATCTCATTAAATTTTTTAACTCCTTTTGACATATCTTTTATATTTATATTAAATTCACTCGCTATTTCTTTACTACTTCTTGGTACATTTTGAGATTTACAAGCAAAATATATACATGCTGCTTCTAATGCTCTTCTATTAGATCCTCTATTTAAACTTTCTTCTCTTATTGTTTTATAATATTTTTTTGCTTCTTGTATTATCATTTCTGGTAATGATAAATTTAGTGATTTTGTTGATATTATCTCATAATCTTTCCATAAACTTCTTTCTTCATATGGCATTGTATTCCACGAATGATATTGTCTTATTCTATTTATCATATACACATCATATCCTACATTTGTTGCCATCTTAGTTCCCATTGAAGATTTAGGTAATAAATTATTTATAGGCATTCCAACTCTTGTAGGATCACTATTTTTACTATCATTTTCACCATAATACCTATATTCTTGTTCTTGATTAAATCTTACATCTTGTAATTCTCCACATTTATTACAAAATGTTCCTCCATCAAAAAACACTAATGTATTTGTTTTACAATTTATACATTGTAATGATTCTTCTTCTTCTGTTACTTCTATATTTTTTTCATCTTCATAATCATTTATTTGTTTAAATAAATCATTTATATTTATATTCATAATGTATACTTTATTATTAGTTATAAATTATTATCAATTTTTATTTTTCTTTAAGTCATATCCTATTTTTATATATTTAGATATATATGAATATTAAAATACAAATTATACAATTTATTATTATGGTAATTGTCGGTATTTTATTTAATCCTATGAATATATTATCTTTTAGAATTAACGATTTATATTTATCATTAACTCTATTTTATGGTGGATTATTAATGGCTTCTAATATGATATGGAGTCATGAAATTATACATTATCTTAATATGGGTCATTTTAATATTTATTTATTTTTTATTGGTATTTCTTTATCTATATTTATAAGTATATTTTTACTTAGAAACCAATTTTTAATTTCTGATAAACAATGGTTAAAAAGAATGATTAGTCATCATTCTACTGCTTTAACTACTAGTCATAATATTAAAAATAAAACTAAAAATCCTATTGTTAATAAATTAGCAAATGATATTATAGATGTTCAAGAAAAAGAAATTATTCTTATGAAAAACCTATTAAAATAATGTAATATTATCTTCCTCTTCTATCATCTTAGTTTTTTTTATTTTTTCACTCAAATTTAATAATACTAAATCTTCATTTAATTCTAATACCCATAATTCAGAACTATAATTTTTTTTTATATAATCAAATGGTATATATATATATCCTCTATCTCCTAATTTTTTAGATAATCCAATATACATTATCAATAAATTCTTTTTTTCTATATATCCACATATTATTCCACTTAATCCTCCTATTATACTATCATTTTCTTTTGGTAAATTTAATGTATGATTTATATTTATATTTGTTTCAAAATTTGTATATATAGGAAACCCTATTAATATTATTTTATCATTATTTAATAACCTTTTTACCAATCTTATATCATTATCTACTTTTTTATATATTATATATTTATAATTTTTACCAAGGTCATGTATATCTTCTCTTAATTTATTATCTTCAAAAATAGTTTCATCGGCTGATACAAAACCTATTTTTTTTATTAAATTAAATACATTCACATAATTATTTTTACTATTATCATTATTATATAACTTTTGTAAATTAAATAATAAATAATCATATGATACTATAAAAGGTGATAATTTATTAGTATTTAATAATAAATAATTTAAATATACACACACTGATAATATTAATAAATTTCCTTTCTCATTAAATATTAAATTCATATTAGGTCTTAAATCACAATAATTTTTTTCTTCATCTTCTTCTTCTTCATTATATTTTATTATTTCTTCATTATATTTTACAAATGATTGAACCCAATTATATCTACTATCATTTTCTTTTACTATTGTATTATTACTTATTACACTTTGTTCTCCACCCATATTAATATTATTTATATATACTCTTTAAATTTATTTTTTATTTCTTTCTCTATTCAATTTATTTATTTTACTTTGTAATATTAATATATTATTTTCATTTATTTTAATTTCTTTTTGTACTTTAAAATAATCATTATCTGATTTTCTTACACTTGATATTAAATTTTCTATTTCCTTTTTATATTTATACATAATTATTATTATAATATAACTTTAAAATAATTTACTATTAATTTTTAATGAAAAAAAACTTTTATGATATTTTAGAATTAGACAAAAAATCAACTCAAGATGATATTAAAAAATCATATAGAAAATTAGCATTAAAATATCATCCTGATAAATGTGGTGATGAAAATAAATTTAAAGAAATATCAGAAGCATATCAAATATTATCAGATCCTATTCAAAAAAAATTATATGATATGAATCAAATTAATTTTAATACATTTAAATATGATGATCCTTATTCTATTTTTAATAAAATTTTTAAAAATACTAATCCTAATATTATTAAATATGTATTTAATATTTTTGATAAAATAGATATTAAAAATACTAATAATTTTAATGATTTTTTAAATAATATAGATAACTTAACTATGGATGATATATTTTCATTACCATTAGATTATTTTAATAGTAAAATTATACATTTAATACCAGATAAAGCACCTGTTACTAATCATACTATTAATCTTAATTTATATGATTTACTATCTTCAAGATATTATGATTCTAAAATATCTATTTATCAAAGATTACCTAATAATATATTATACCAATATAAACAAAATTTTTGTTTAGATTTATCTAATGATAAAATATTATTACATAATCAAGGTCATTATGATAATAAACATAGATATCCTAGTGATTTACAAATTAGTTTTAATAAAACTGTTTCTCCATTTACTATATATGATTCATATAATTTACTATACAATATAGAAATTAATTTAGATGAATTTATAAATGGATTTTATTATCAATTACCATATCCTTCATATAATAATTCTAAAAATAAAATTAATATATTTTTTGATAAACCCTTTTTATCTAATTTAATGTATGTTATCCCAGAATATGGATTGTTTCAACCTAATAATGAAAAAGGAAATCTATATATTAATCTTAAAATTAATAAAGATAAAAAAAACAATGAATATTTTTTTGATAAATATATTTCACCTAAAATTATTCATCCATTTGAAGAATAATTTCTGTATTAGATTTTAATTCTGTTATTGGATTTGTCATTCTGTATTTATTATTATCCACATTTAAATTAACACTTTCAGCAGCTATAGAATTACCAGTTGAATTATAATTATTATTTTTTTTTATAATATCTTCATCAATTAATTTATAAATTTTATTTATATGATTTGATTTTGTTATTTTATTAATTAAATTATTACGTATATTATCAGCTGTATTTTTATTTGTTTGTATGGCTGATTTATTTTTTGGTTTTTTATGACCTACTAATAATAATGTTGATGATAATAAACAAGCATTAAAATATTCATTACTTATTAATGGTAAATCATCTACTCTTAAACCTACCTGATTACCCTGATAATAAGGTATTTTTTCCGATATTGATGAACTATAATATTTATTATATAACATTTTTTTAACACTCTTTTTTAATCCACCACCTCTTCTTCTAGATATATTTTTTATCTTTGTATTCCTTCTTTTTAATTTTCTTCTTGAATGTTTATTATTTTTTATTTTTTTTCTATTAGTATATTTTTTACCACCTTTAAATTTTTTAAATTGTATATCATTTTGGTTATGTTTTGTATTAGATACATATTGTGCTAATCTTACTCTACATATTAATTTTTCAAACTTAAATAATTTATAAAATAATTTATCATTAAATTTAGATGTAATTAATTCCATATTTTTAAGATTATCTATTTTTATAAAATTTAAATTTTTATCAATATTAATAGTCAAAGTGGATTTATCAAAATCTGATAATATTGGTGTAATATTATTGGAATCTAAATTTATTTTTTTTATTACTTCATCTTTTGATAATACTTTTCCTTCATATGTAATTTTTAATAATATTTGCATACATTTCATATCACAATGTTGAAATTGACATATATCATATAATATATCATTAATACAAAACATTAATTTTAATATATATATAATATTATCCAAATATTTATTATGGTCACCACATTCTAATATATAGTCTTGAAAATCCATACTAGATCTATCATAAACCATTAATACTGATTTTTCATTTTTATTATTATCTAATTTATCAGATACTATACAAATATTATCAATAGGATGTTCTATATGATTTTTTAATTCTATATCTAAATCAATATTGTATTCATTTTTATTTTTATTAATTATATTGGTATATTTTTTATTATTTTTACATATATTTTTCATAGTTGTTTGTTGTATATAATTCATAGTAAATGGATCAACTTTTAATACAAATTGATTTAAATTAAAAAATTCAAAATGTCTTTTCATACATTCTGATATTTCTGCTCTTCTACATATATTTATTGCTTGTGATTTATAAACATATTTATCACATATATAAACTTTTTGTGATGACTTACCAGCTCTAAAACAATTTTTTTCAATTTCTATTTTATTTTGTTTTATTAATTCACATACACTTTTTATTTTATCATTTTGTTGTATATCATTTTTATCTATAATATCATTTTTTGTATTCCATTCATCTGATACAGAAGGACAATCTGTTATTTTTTTTAATAATTTATGTATTTTATTATTAAAATCTATTAAATTATTATTATAAAATGATTGCATTAATTCTTTCTTACTATCTTTAAAACCTTCATAATCTATATCATTAAATTCTTTTATTTTTTTTAATTCATCATATTGAAATTTAGTTATATTATCAATAAGATTTTGTTTATCTTTAATATTCTTTTTAGATAAATCTAAATATTTTTTACTCATATTATTAAATTATAATATTTTTTATAAACATTGTGAATAATCTGTATCATAAAACACACTACCACCACTGGGAGTTGATAATCTAGAATCATTTCTTAAATTATAATCCATAGTATGATAATAATTAAATAATTCTCCTTGTGGTCTACAACAATTTTGAGGATTATTTGATGGAATTTCCTTTTTCCATACCCTATCAATAGGTCCATTATCTCTTCCCATACCTAATCCATTTATATTATTAATAGTTTTATTACATCCATTAGGACCACATGTTAATGTTGATTGCTCATCTAACATAGTATTTTGACATACATCACAATCACTCATTCTTTTATTATAATCTTTCATCATCCCCATTACTTTATTACCATTTCTTTGTAGAAACATTCTATACTCATAAGAACTTTGAGTATTATTATTGGAAGCTAGTAAACTATTTAAATAACAACTTGGACGATAATCTGTGAATTGACGTCCATCTTGCATAATTGGTGCACAATTAAAATATCTATTATCACTTGTTTTATAACAACTTGCCATTATATATTATAAAATATTTTTATTCCTCTACATCTATATTTGATTCTAATAACCTATTTACTAATTCAGATTTTGTTCCTGATTTTGATAAATTATGCTCTTCTGCTAAATCTATTAAATCTTTTTTACTCTTATTATTTAATATTTTTAATTTTGGATTATTTTGATTAAAATTTAATTCATCTAAATCATTATCTAATTCATTAAAATTAATATTTATTTCTTCATTTGTATTTTCTTCATTTGTATTTTCTCCATCTTTATTATCTACTATTTTTATTTCTTGAACTATATTTTCACTTACTTTATCATTAGTATTATTTATAAAAATATTTTTTAATGGTTCTTCATTAAATGTTTCTACATCTGGAATTTCATCATCTGCTTCATTATATACATTTATATTAGATTCTGATTTATTTACACTTAAATTATTTAATCTTTGGTTTATTTCATTAAATTGTCTATATGTATAATATACGTTTCCTAATACTAATATAACAATTCCTAACATCAATAAAGACATATTCATATCTAATTTTGGTTTATTTAGTTTTGGAACACCCATTTAATTATATTTTTTTATATTTTTAAAAATTAAACTCACTATATAATTTATTTTTTAATTCAATAGCATTACCTATAAATTTATTATTAAAACCCTTTTCTTTTATTAACTCTAATGCTATATAATCTTTAGATATTCCTTCTTCTATTTTATAAGGAAATTTTATTTTCCCATTTACTCTATTTACATTAACTTTTATATTTCCTATATTATTTATTTTTTTACTTAAATTTGTTACATAATTGTAATGAGTTGAATATATACCTAATATATTTTTATAATTATTTAATAATTCTATAAATGAATGACTACACGATATTCCTTCAATAGGATTTGTTGAATTAAATATTTCATCAACTATTAAATAATAAAAATTATTATCTATATTATCTATTATACTTTTACATCTTGAAATTTCTGCTTGAAATAATGATTCATATCCTTCTTTATCTGGTATAAACATATATGTATCTATATGTGAATATGGAGTTATATATCCACTTCTAGAAAAACCAAAACCAAAAGTTTGAGAAAATAATATATTTAATGCTATACATCTTAAATATGTTGATTTACCACCACCATTAGGACCAGTTATTATATATGATTTTTTATTCTTACCACCTTGTATTATTCTGTTTTTTATATTATTATTTATTAATGGATGCCACATATCATTAAATTCTATATAAGGTGTTTTTGTATTTTCTATATAATTAGTTAAACAATATTTTTTATTATTTATTTTTATAGATATATTATAATAACTTTCTATTATTCCTATATTATATAATACATTTATAAATTCTTCTTTTATTTTTAAAAATTTATTATAACTATGATAAATATATGCTTTATTTGAAAAATAATTTTCATTATTTGTTAAACTTCTTTTAGATAAAAATTTAAATTTTTCTAAATTTACATTTTTTAAATTCTTTATTATATTATCTTTTATTATATCAATATAAAAATTAATAGTATTTAATACACTTTGTAAATGACCATGTAATATTTTTATAGTATTATTTATATTTTTTATTATTTTATATTCATTATATATTCCATTTAAATATCCATATAAACTAAATAATAATGATCCTATAAATGATAGTTTTCCTTTAAACCCCTTTGATTTATCAAATTTAGGTAAATACATTTTTTTAACCAATTGATAAAATATATTTATTTTTATTTTCATTTTAAAAATTAATCTCATTAACATAAATGGAACTATTAATATTAATAAAGGATATACTATTACAAATATAGGAGATACATAATACCTATATCCATAATATAATAACATAAAACTATATTTATTTGTTATGAATTTTAAATATTTATTTTTAAAATTTAAATTATTTAATAATACTTTTTCTTCATCAGTTCTATCTTTATAAAACCATAATATATTTTCTATATTTTTATTTATTATTTCAAAATTATAAACTCTATCTAATAACATAAATTCTTTTATTATTTTTTGATTTTCTTTTAATTCATCTATATTATTAATAGGATTACATAATTTATATTGTAAATGAATAGATCCTAAATCTGATTTATTATTATTAATTTTTTCATATATATTATTACTATTAAATATATGTATATCATTATAAAAATTTTCATTACAAATATTATTACCTAATATACTATTATTATTATATAAATTATGTAATAATATTTTATTATCATTTTGAATTTTTGATATAGATAATAAATATTCTTTTACTAACATTATTAAATGAAATATATAATTGGTATGAATTAAACTTAATATTTTATCTTATAATATATATATGTTTATGTTAAATACAAAATCATTATTTAAATTAAAAGTAGATAAAGAATACTATTCATTATTAAATGATTTAATTAAATTTCCTTTAATATTATTTGTAATGAATATTTTATTATATTTTACTGAAAAAAATAGAAAAAGAATATTTTCTAGACAATTTTCTAAAATATTTATGTTTTTAATTGTTGCTATATGTTTTTATCATATGATTTTAGATAAAGTAGTATCATTAGAAACTTCAAATTAAAATATTAATATAATATATGAGTTGTAATAATAAAATAACAGTAACAGATGATATGAAACACCCATTTGATAATGCTTATACTTATTATAATCATTATTCTAATGCTTTTCAAAATACATTTAATAATCAAATATCATCTTCTCAAAAAAGACTAAATGGAACAAATAATTGTACTCCATTTTCTCCATTATTTGCTGATAATAATAATAAAGTTTCACAAGGTAATCAATATCAAAAATGGACTAATCAAAGAGATTATGGTAATATATGTGTTCAATCATATGATCCTAGTAATATGGTTAGTAGTAATTGTTATCCATATAATAGATTACCACAATTAAGTACTCCAGAAACATCTCCTGCTGATACAAATATGGCTTGGTCTAAAAATTTAGATGAATTATATTATAATTAAATATTTAGGAATAAAATAGTATAATAAAGTAATGATTATAGAATTTAAAAACAAATTTTTTATTTTTGATAAAAATGATAATGAACCGAATCATATATTTTATGAAATATGTTGGTTAAATATATATTTCATAGAATACATTAACATGACCAATGAAGAATCTATCAAATGGTCAAATATTTATAAAAACATAAAATATAATTATTGTAAATATGATAATAAGATACATAATTATTTAGAAAAATTATTACAAACAAAAGGTATAAATTATAAACTTAGTTAGAGTATGCAAGACCTCCCATACCACTCATAATTCTGAGAACATTGTAGTTAACAGCATATACTTCAAGATCCTGTGGATCTCCACATACTAACTGAGCATTATCAATTCTGGAAAAGTTACATGTTCCTGATGGTTGATGTTCTTCTGGTTTAAGAGCAAAAGAATATACACCAATAGAATCTTTACACGATACACCACCATATCCAGTGTGGTGTTGCCATACCTGTGTTCTTGTAAAATATGATGCATCTCTTTCTTTGAAGCGATCGTGTCCATTAAGTTTAAGTTGGAAGGTTCCTGTTAATGGGTCAAAGTTTTGTCCCTTCCATGTAGCACCACTTGTACCAACAAAGACTAATTCTTTAACTGGATGATTAAATGTTAATGTATGTGTTGTTCCACTTGCAAAGCTTTGTGATTGTACTTGTTCAATAAGATATTCATGAGATACCTGAGCGAATCTTCTTCTTTCATCAGTATCTAAATAAATATAATCAGCCCATAAGCTTACAGATGTATCAGTCTGTGTCGCACTACTAAAAGCAACTTTAATCTTAACTTCATGATATTGAAGAGCAATAAGTGGTAACGCAAGACCTGGATTTCTACAAAACCAAAATGTTAATGGAACATAAAATACATCTGTATCTACACCTTGACCTGATATAACTCCACCAGCAGCAGCCATTCTTTGGAATTTAGTATTTGTTTTATCACCAGATAAAGCAGCACCAGTATCTAAATTTTGATTACTATCTTCTTGTACATCTAAGTTTCCTGCTAAAGCATTAAATCCATAAGGATTTTCTTCTGTTAATTCATACCATACTTCCATCCAGTGTCCATAATGTTTATCAATTCTCTGACCACCAATTTCACATTCAATATAATTTACAATTGCTGTACCATGATTATCAGCGAGTGTTGGTGTAGTGCCATCATCGGATGAGATTTGAAGATACATTCTATTAACTAAATCTCCATTTCTTGATATTGTTGATGATACTGTACTACCAGCAGCAACAGTTCCATTAATAGTTTGTTCTACTGATTCCATAGCAAAGTTAGTGTGTCTTCTGTATACAACTTTAAAGAAAGTAATTTGTGGATTACCTGTAAGGTAAATATCTTGTGCGCCATAGGCAACTAATTGCATTAATCCTCCTCCCATTATATTATATACAAAGAAAATAATTTTAGACAAACGTTAAAAATTAAATTGTTGGTTTATATAAAATATCAACTTGTCCATCGCGAATTTCCATAATATTATAATTAACAGCAAACATAACTATATCTACTCCTTTTGTATAATCTTGATCATAATCTAATGCTAAATTAATATTATTTAATTGTAATTCTACTTTATCTAATACTGAAAAATTACATATTCCTGAAGGGTCTATTTTTTCTGGATATAAACTAAATGAATATACAAATATAGAATCTGGTGAATTTATACCACCTCTACCAGTGTGATATTTATTAGGTTGATATCTTGTAAAGTATAATACATTTTGTTCACTAAATCTATCTTGACCATTCATAATTAATTTACAACTACCTTCATGGTCTGCTAAACTAACAAATTCTGTATTATATAAAGGATTTTTTCTTTGAAATGCCCATATCAATTCCTTAATACAATAATTATATGCTAAATTTAATGTTTCATTAACTATTGTATTACTTGATTGTAATGAATCAGCTGGATCTAATATAAAATTTGTATATTGTAATTGTTCTATTAAATATTCATGATCTTTATTTTGTATTGCTCTTTTTTCTAATTCATCCAAGAATATATATTCACCCCATAATGTATATTTAGAATTATCTGCTGTTAATAAGGTTAATTGATTTGAAATATTATTAGTAATTAATTCTATTTCCCATCCACTATATGTATTTTCATCTATTAAACTAGTATCACCAATTATATTATCAGAATCATCAGTATTAAAAGTAAATCTTACATATTTATATGTTGCAGTATCATCATCTAATAAATCAGAGTCTAAGGGTATTGAACTAGAAGCTTCATCAGTAGATAATATATAATTACCATTAAAAATATAATTTTCAAAATTACTATTAGAAATATAAATAATATTTCCATTATCATCTGTTATTTCTTGTAAATCATATAATTTACTTAATTTATTTACAGTATTAAAAGATTCATTTGTAGATACTTCCATTTTTAATCTATGTGTATAATGTGTATAATAGTTAGAATACCCATTAGTAGTTAATAATATTTTCCATCCTGCAGCAACATTTGTATCGGTATCATTTTTAAATATAAATTTTAAATATCTATATGTATTAAATCTATTTAATTCTATCTTTTTTCTTGAATTTTCTAGATAAGCATCATATTCTGGTATAATATTTCCTAATATATTAGTATCTATATTAGTATCGTTATTAAATAATATATTATCTGTATTATAATCCATTCTCCATAATTCTGGTAAATCAGCATCAACAAAATTACTATCATTTGTATCATTAGATACTAATAATTTTAATCTATCATTATATATATATGTATATGATGAGTCATAATTGCTTGAATTCATATTTATTAACCAACCTGATGATATATTAGTATCATTATCACTATTGAAAATAAATCTTAAATATCTGAATTGATCTTCTGTATTTGATAATAAATTAGATGAATCTGAAATATAATTAGTATCATTTGGAAATGTATCACCATTATTAATATCAACTAATATATTATAAAATGAACTATCATCAGACATTTTCCATAATAAAGGTATTGTAGCATTTGTAAAATTAATACCATCATCAGATGTTTGTAACGATAATCTATCATTATATATTACATTACTATCTGATTGTAAATCTATACTCCATCCATTAGATACATTACTATCATTATCATTATTAAATATAAATCTTAAATATCTGAATTGATCTTCTGTATTTGATAATAAATTAGATGAATCTGAAATATAATTTGTATCATTTGGGAAAACATTACCACCATAATCAATAGGTATTATATTAGTTGTATCTAAGTTCCATAATGTTGATAAGTTAGCATCTGTAAATGATATTCCATCATCAGATGTTTGTAACGATAATCTATCATTATAAACCCTATTTGAATCACTTGTACTTAAATCTATATCCCATCCAGATGCTACATTACTATCATTATCACTATTGAAAATAAATCTTAAATATCTGAATTGATCTTCTGTATTTGATAATAAATTAACACCAGTATCTATATAATTAGTATCATTTGGGAAAACATTACCACCATAATCAATAGGTATTAAATTAGTTGTATCTAAGTTCCATAATGTTGATAAGTTAGCATCTGTAAATAATATTCCATCATCAGATTTTTGTAACGATAATCTATCATTATAAACTATATTAGAATCACTTGTACTTAAATCTATATCCCATCCAGATGCTACATTACTATCATTATCACTATTGAAAATAAATCTTAA